GATACGCACGACGGACCGAGTAAGCTCGATGAGGTACGCTTTGAGTTTCTGTGTTATGCCGATACGTACAATGGCGCGGCAGATTTAGGCGACAAGGTGCGCGGCGCTTTGGATCGCGTAAGCGGCACTTACAACGCTGTAAACGTGGAAAGCGTGCAGTTCAATGACGTGGATATTGACGTAATTGATGCGCCACGGCGTTACGGTCAATCCCTCACCTTCACGTTTCGTATAAAGCGCGATGATGTGGAGATAGCGCAAGGCACGCCGGTAACGGGCGCAATGCTTGGCGATCTTTACAACGTCGATGTTGCAGGCGTTACGGATAATCAAATATTGAGTTACGACGCGGCAACAGGCAACTGGGTACCGGCGGATGACGCGGGCGGCTTGGTGGACAGCGTAAACGGCTTGACGGGCACGGTTATATTGAACTTCGATGATTTAAACGACGTTGATACGGGCACGCCTAGCGACGGGCAACTAATTGCATACCAGCAAGGCGAATGGGTTACGATTGACCAAGACGAAATACATATTCCCATTAACAGCGTTACGGGTTTACAAACCGAACTCAATACGATACCGACCGATTTAAGCGACTTAAACGACGTTTCGATAGTTGGCACGCCGGCAGGTAATCAAGCGCTTATATACAACAGCGCCACAAACGCTTTCACGTCTCAAGACAGCTACACCAACCGCTTTGAGGACGAAGTAGAAACCGGCAAGGTTATGCCCACGATATTTGCAGAACGTGCTTACTCGGTAAAGTCGGAAGGCGACGGCGTTTTCATCGACCCCGAAAGCGACACGCCAGCGGCGGGCAAAGTAATCGTGCGGAAGATTTACCATAAAGCCGGATTCATTACAGATGCAGACGTAATTGGTGACTACACTTTGATTCATACGTTTGCCGATGATACCGCTTACACGGATACCGTGGCGACCTTTGAAGGCTTTGAAGACGGCGCAACGTATGGCGTGCCACCGTTCACGTTGCTTCAAACATGGGAAGAGGTAGCAGCAGCACCCGCATTCACGGGCTTACTCAACGAGACTTATGGAAGCGGAGCCGAGGCGGCGTATTCAACGCGACGGCTGAACGGCAATGTAACGGACTGCATGGTTATCCGCAGAGCATCGGATTCGACGACCACAACAATCGGATTCGACGGTTCAGGCAACATCTCGGAGGCAGATATTATTTCGTTCTGCACGGGTACGACTTGCACGGTGTATCAGTGGCTTGACCAATCAGGAAACGGGAATACAGCGACGGCGGCGGCACCTGCAAACGAGCCGACGATTTACACGGGGGGCGCGTTGGTGAAAGAACAAGGGCGCGTGGCGTTACAAGGTACTTCAACGAGTAAACTGCCTTTAACCTCTACGGTTACTTTGTCAAATGAAGCTTCAATTTTCACGCTATGCACAACAAAAGCAACAGACAACCCTTGGGGCGGTGATTCAAGCGGTACGGGACAATTGACTTGGGTTTATTTTCCTAACGTAAACACGAACTGGAGAATAATCACAAACTCAGGGAATGCCAGTTACAGTGTTCCGTTTACTGTTGAAGGTACACGCGTACTGCAAACGCACAACAGAAATTCCAGCAATAGCACTCCGTTGACGCTAAACGGAACTTTAACAAGTACAAATTCTCTTACAGGAGATATTCCCGTGTCGGTTGTAATGGGTGGAAATTGGTTTAATTATGCTGGCATCGGTCAGGAAATGATTTTTTACAATTCCGAAAAATCAGCATCCGACCAAACGAGCATCGAAGAAAACGTAGGCGACTACTTCACCCAAAACACGCCACTACTCGACACGTATTCAGGAGCGGCGGCGGCCTACTCACTACGCAAGCTATCAAGCTCGTACAGCGGTAACGCGATCCGCGTCCGTAGGTCGTCAGACAACGCCGAGCAGGATATAAATTTCAATGTATTCGGTGAGCTCGATACCGTTTCGCTTTTGGCTTTTGCAGGTGCGGGAGATGCGTTCGTAAAGACTTGGTATGACCAAGCGTCCACAAACGACGCGACGCAGACCACGACAGCGAATCAGCCGAAAATCGTTTCAAGCGGTGCGGTGATAGTGGAGAACGGGAAGCCTGCGGTGCAGTTTGATGGGACGGATGACGAATTGAGTGTTAGTTCGTATCCGTTCAGCCAAAGCGATATTTACATAGCTTCTATTGGTAAGCATACTGACACAACAACTGAAGGAAACTTATATAGTTTCGGCAATGCCAGCACTATTTACGCCCTTGGGTTTAATAGAGACGCGGCATCAACATACAGCGCAACGCGATTTTTAGGTGCGCACGAAGCACAAGGCGACAGTTACAATCAAACACAAAGCCTCTTTTCGCAACTTTTTGCAAGCTCTACAACAAGCGCATATTTAGATGGGGTTCAAGGAACCCAATCTTATACGTGTCGAGGGCGGTTTAATAGTAATTCCATAGGAGGCAGAGATGGTCTATATTTTTTGAACGGCAACATCCAAGAGATAGTCATATATGACTCCGACCAATCCGCAAACCGCACGAACATCGAGAGCAACATTGCAACCTTCTACGACATAACATTATGAACGGATATATCATAGTACTCCCCGAAGGAACGCTAACAAGCGAACACCGAGCCAAAGCCATCACGCGCGAACTGTACAACATCACAGCGCCGTTGGTCACTCAAGAACCGTATCAAAAAGACGGGACGGTTTTCGGCGTTATCGAACACCCTGACGGCATCCAATTCGCTTTGCAGGTGGATACGGAATACAATATTCCCGTCAGCCCATTGGCGACGCTTGAGAAGCTCATCACGCTTATGCTCGAATTAAGCGAGGTGGAAATACGACAGCTTTCGAGCTACGTCCTCAACGCGCAATCCTTTCCGTTTGGGGCAATCGTTCCCAGCACTACGACCGTAAGAGACCAAGCGTATATGATCGAGCACGGTTGGTTTCCGAATGAAAATGAAATTGATTAACTTGCAGCCATGAAGGTAACAATTCAAAAAGCGTGCAAGCTACACGGTAACAACTGGAAGAAAGGCGATACGCCCTCCGTTACTGCGGAATTTGCGAAGGAACTCAAGGACAAGGGATATCTGGACGCTCCAAAGAAAAAAACCGAATCAGAAAATAACGACTTAACAAAAGAATAAAATGGCCATTTTTAACGGTACAGAATTAGGCGTGTACATTGGCGGAACGCTAATAGCAGCCGCCACCGATTGCTCAGTCTCTGTGAGCATGGAAACGATTGATATCACAACAAAAGACAGCGCTGGATGGCGTGAGCTTTTGGGTGGCACGAAATCGGGATCTATGAGCGTCAGCGGTTTGATTGATTACAACGATGGAGCAAACAAAGACGTAAACGATTTATTTACCGCGCTTTCAGATCGCACGGCACTTACTTTGAAGTTTGCAAAAGCAAACCCAGTAGTTGGCGAGGATTTCAATTATTCAGCTACGGGATTTATCACTAGCTTGGAGCAGTCAGGCGGTACAGAAGATACCGCGACGTACTCGGCATCTTTTGAGTTGAGCGGTGTAATTACACAGACTGCCGAATGATTGAAATAAACGGCAAAGATTATCCGGTGCGCTATTCTATGAAGGCGCTAAAAAAGTTCGAACGCAAAGCCAAAGTAAATGTGTTCAGCTTATCGGATCCGTCCAAGCTCTCAGCGGACGCATGCGCTTACCTTTGCTTTGTAGGCGTAGAATGCGGATGCCATTTCGATGACGTTGAATTTACAATGGAACTCAGCGAATTCGAGGAACACATCACGCTTTCACACGTCACGCAATGTTTCGATGTTCTTGGCGAGTACAGCGAACAAAAAAAAAGATAGACGGCACCGACAAGCCGATAGGCTGGCCGGAATTAATACGGATGGGGATGGGCGTGCTTTGCCTATCCCCTTCTGCGTTTTGGTCAATGACGTTTGGCGAAATTAGTTTAGCACTTGACGGACAGCGTGAAGCGGAAGAATACCGCGAGCGATACGCATGGGAACGCACGCGATGGCTCGGCGCTATGACCTTTCAACCGCACCTAAAAAAAGGTAGTAAATTAGCACCAACGGATTTAATGCAGTTCCCGTGGGAAAAGCCAGAGCATAATGCCAAAAAGCTAACTAAGGAAGAACTAAAGCAGCGAATAATAGAACGAGATCAATGGCAAAGCTGAACGATTTAATAGTAACGATTGGCGCGAATACGCGACGCTTTGACAAAGGGCTAGGCGATTCGATGCGGAAAATGAAGCAGTTCGGTAAGAACACCAAAGCTTTGGGCCGCAATTTGACACGATCGTTAACGATGCCGCTGGCTGCGCTTGGTGGTTTGGCCGTAAAGACGGCAGCGGATTTTGAATTTAGCATGGCCAAAGTTGCCGCCGTTAGTGGGTTTGCCGCTAACGAAATGAAGGCGCTAGAAGCCCAAGCC